AAACGTTACCGCCGCCCGAATATGTCAATATTTTCTCGCGCCGGGAAGAGTACCCTGAGATTGAGGGCGAGGTGGTCGTGCCGATGCGGTGCCTGGTCTTGACCGCAGGCGTCGACGTGCAGCACAACCGGCTTGAGTGCGAGATTCTCGGGCACGGTGTCAGCGGCGAAACGTGGGGGATCGCTTTTAAATCCTTCCGGGGCAACACCGAGTTGCCCGAGGTGTTTGACGAGCTTGACGAATGGTTGTTGAAAAAATGGCGGCACGCGTCCGGGCATTTGATCTGGCCGGCGGCGGTGTGCGTCGATTCGAGCGATAAACCGACTCAGCCTTACGCGTATATCCGGCGGTGCCGGCGAGCGTACTGGTTCGCGGTCAAGGGCACCCGTGGTTACATCGCGCAATGGGTCAAACGCAGCGGACGCCGGGACGCCAACCTTTTAATCCTGTACGTCGACGGGCCCAAAGAGCGGCTTTACTCGGCGCTTAATACCGTCTTTGAACATGGCCCCTCATATCACCATTTCCCAAGCAACTTGGCCTGCGGCTATGACGAGGAATATTTCAGACAACTGACTGCTGAGAAAATGGTAAAAGGCGTGAGTGCTCCCTATTTCGTGCAGATTCACAGCCGGCCAAATCACGCGTTGGACGCGCGCATTTACGCGTTGGCGGCCTTGGAGACATTGCCGCATATCGCCTGGGACAAGATCCGCGCCGGGTTCGCGGAACCGCCCGTAGGCGCCGAGGCGGTCGTGACCGAGCCCGAGCCGAAAACGACGGCTTCGGTCGCGCTCCCACCCGAAATAGTGAAACCGGCAGCGGTGCGGCCACTGTCTCGGCGTGTATTACCACAGCGCGGTTGGTTGCCGCCCCGGTGAAATGCCTGATTTAGGATCGAGTAAACATCATCCCGCTGGCGGCGCCGTGCATCATTGCGACAATGAACAAATCGGGTTTTTGATGCTCAGGCATCAGCAGTTTGGCGACCGTGAAAGCATGGCGGCAATCCTTGAACTAAGCCGGCCGCGGGCGCTGACCCTGATCAGGTTTCATAAGACAACGAGATTCAAGAGCGAGGATGAGCTGCTCAGCGACATCGATTTCAAGCTGATGCGGGCAGTCGCGAAATTCGATCCGCAAAAAGGCACGGCGTTCACGTTTGTTTCGCGGGTCGTGATGAACGTGCTTTACACGTCGGTATCTAATGCGCGTAAAGCTTCGCGCCGATGCTCTGAACTCGATGCGGGGCTCCTGGGCACATTGCCTGCTCGGGATGGCGAACTCTCCGGGCGGGCGGCGAGCGAGGACATCATGCATCGCATCAAGAGTGGAGTAAAAAGCATTTTAACCGATCCGGCCGAACTATCGGCCCAGCGCTGGTATATCGAGAGTTTCACTGATGAGGGGTTCGCGGCCAAGCGCCACCAATGCGCGAATGCGGCGATGGCGGTTTATCAACTCAGCCACGCGCGGTCGCGTGAACTCTACGATTTGACGATGCTCGAGGTCCGACGGGTCTTGTACGCTGAGGTTAAAGGGCGGCAGCAGATTATTGCCGGGCGACTGATCGGTACCCGGGGCGCGTGGATGGTTCGTTACCGCCTGTTACTTACCGCAGCGGAATTCACGAAATTCGTTACCTTGATGCGCGACCTGGCGCCTTATCTGTTATTGATCGTCGATCCGGAGAACCGCAACCGCCGGCGGGATCGCAACCCGGTGATCAGCCGCAGAAACGTTGAATTGATCCTGAACGGTTATCCCGACGCGCCTCTGTTGTTCAACGGCAGTATTTCTAAGGATAAAGACCCGATTATCGGCGATTGAAAGTCCATTATGAGTGGCTCCTACACAATTCCGGTCATTATTATGCCGCCCAATTTGAACATTGGCGATTCATGGGCATTCGATATGGCCGCGGGTGAATATAGCTCAGGCGGCTGGATCGCCGCGATGACCTTTGCGAGCGGGACGACGCGGCTGGCTCAGGATGCGACTCTGCAACAGGGCACCTTTTACTGGCTCTTTGCGAGCACGGACACCGAAACGATGCCAGCCGGCACTCTGGTTTATACGGTTGCGGTCAGTAACCCGACGAGCCTTGAGCGGTACACGATCCAGAAAGGGACCGTACAGGCGGTCGCGGATATCTCGGACCCGGATACGATCGTGCCGACGCAGACAATGCTGCAGCAACAGTTGGCCGCATGCGACGCGACATTGCTGCAACTGCTCTCGCAGCGGACATCGAGCGTACAGTTTGGCGGTAAGGCGTACACGTTATGGGATATCGCAAAACTATGGGCGGTCAGAAACGACCTTTACCAACGGGTTCAGGATGAGTTGGCGGCGACCAGCGGCAATACGCGCGGTAAAATCATCATCCCGGTTTTCAAAAATCCGTGGGGCGGCCCGTACCCGTCCTATCCTTATTATCCATACGGCGGACCGTAATTTATGGGTTTTTTTTCATCGATTGGTGCAAGGATCGATAAATGGTTCAACCCTGAGCCTGAACCTGAACCTGAACCTGAGCGGCCACGGATCGTTACCACCGGGATCGCGTTGCCATCCCTGAAAGCGTCGACCCGCATTTATGACGCGGCGATGCCGTCGAACACGCAAGCCGATTGGTCGGCGTGGTTGACTACCGGCAATTACGAATTGTTCCACGCGCACCGGGTTGTCCGGGCCCGGGTCCGGGATCTGGAGCGGAATAATCCGCATGTCAAAAGTTTTTTGCGCGAACTCAAAGCGAACGTGCTCGGCTATCACGGAATCAAACTCGATTCGAAAGTGCCGATGCTCAAGGGGCCTAATCTCAACGTCAAACTCAATGCGGCGGTCGGCTCAGCGTGGAAAGCTTTCCGCAAACCGCAGAATTACGAGGTTCGCACGTTGTTTAGCGGGCTCGAAATCGATAAACAGATTCTGCAACGGCTGGCGATTGACGGCGAAGTGATGATCCAACTGATCCGGGGCCCCGCAGCGGCGAACAAATTCAATTTCGCGTTGCAACTGCTCGAATGCGATTTTCTCGATATTTTTTATAACAGCCAACTGGGCCCTAACCGGGTCACGTTAGGCGTCGAGGTGAACGCGTTCGGTAAACCGGTCGCCTACCATGTCATTGATTATCCACAAACCGACATGTTCGCGCAGAACCAGCAAGCGCCCCGGAAACGGGTTCTCGCCAAGGATCTGATCCATGTTTTTATTCCCGAACGGCTGACCCAGGTACGCGGGATGTCCTGGTTCGCAGCGAACGCGCTTGATCTGCGAACGCTCGACCAATTCGAGCAGTACACGCTAGTAGCGCAACGTTGTTTTGCATCGAAAATGGGTGTGATCGAAACGCAGCCGGGCGCGCAGCCCTATGAGGGCCAAGGCACGGCGCCGACCGGTGAGACGATTAATGAGCTGCAAGCCGGAATCATCGAGGAAATGCCCTTCGGTAAGACCTTGAAGTTTTTTGATCCACAGGTCCCGGGCGCGTCCTACGGCGAGTTCCGTAAACAGCATTTGCGCAAGATCTCAGCCGGGCTTGGCATCGTGTATAACAGTCTCGCGAGCGATTTTGAGTCCTACAATTACAGCTCAGCCCGGGCGGCCAAAGACATCGAAAACGAATGGTGGCGGGAATTGCAGCGCTTCTATGCCGATCATGTCTTGAGCAGGATCTTCAACGAATGGTTGCCGTACGCGATCCTGAGCGATCAGATTAATGGCGCATCGATTACGCAGGTTGATGCGATCATTGAAAATGCAGAATGGAACCCGCGCGGGTTCAGCTATGTCGATCCGACAAAAGAAGTCCAGAGTTCGCTAAACGCGATTGACGGCGGGTTAACTTCGCGGCGCAGAGAACTGGCTGAACGTGGCATCGAATATGAGCCGTTTCTCGATGAATTGGCCCAGGATAAAGAACTCGAGGAAGAGAAAGGCCTCGTGTTTTCGAACCCGGCGAACCGCAACCCGAACGTGGTACCAACTGCTGAAGAACCTGGGAGCGAGGGCGAACCGCTATCGGCGGCCGAAACGCCAACAACACCTGCTGGTCCGAAGAAAACGAAAACGACCGCGAGCTCCGGGCGGCTGATGCGATTCCTTGAACCGCACGGCAACGGGGAAGGTCTAGAGGCCGACGAAAAGT